GCTGCTTTATTAATATGGGGATTAGATTATCGTGTTGGTGTAGATTATGGTAAAATTATTGAGATATTGGAAGAAGATGATACTTTAAAAAATGATAACAAGTTTAAAGATATTTTATCTAATCAAGAACATATTAATTTAAAAAGAATAAAAAAAGTATTAAATATGAGCATAAATCCTTTTGTAGGACGACACTTAAATGATACAATTTTATCAAAAGAAAATGAATCAAATGAAAAATATACTTTAGATGATATTGAGAATATGTTATTTAAAGTTATGGATAGGCTATTAGAATTAGAATTTATTAAACAAGAAAATGCTAAAAAAGCACCTAAATAGGTGCTTTTTTTATACCCAAAAATAAGGAAAGGAAGTATAGTTATGGACATTAAGATTATTTATAAACCAACAGATAAAATAGTTCCATATGAAAATAATCCTAGGCTGAATGATGAGGCTGTTGAACCAGTAGCAAACAGTATTAGACAAAAGATAATAAATTCTTTAATAAAAAAATAAATTAATTAATATAATCATTTAGCTATTCTATGTTTATTGTTTTTTTTTGGTATAATAGTTGTATATTATTAGACTTTAGAGAGGAAACGATTATGACAGTAAATTTTAACTCGTTATTTAGGATAGATAATGAAGAAGTAATAGATTTTGAAACATTTCGAAAAGATATTTTGCCCCAAATAATGTATAGTGGAAATAATAGATATATTTTTAGAGGTCAAAGTAATGTGAAGTATGAATTATTACCTAGTGTTTTAAGAAAAAATAATAATGATTTAAAAGATATATGGGGTTATGATTTTGATAACGAAAAAGCGTTTATAGCAAATGAAGCAAAAGTGATATTTGATTTTTATAGAAATTGTAATTATCAAGGGTTATTATTAGAAAATACACCAAAAGTGATTAAAGAAAATATAACTAGACAAAGAATTTATTTAATAGAGGATATATTAAAAGATAGGGATATATGGATATTAAATGAATTTAGAGAAGTAGCAGCATTAGCTCAACATTATGGAATTCCTACAAGATTATTAGATTGGACATGTTTTTTTAATGTAGCGTTATATTTTGCAACTAAAGATCTTTTAGGAATTAAAGAGGAACAGGTTTTTTCTATTTGGGTAATGAATTACAACTTATTATCCGATTTTAGAGCCTTTTTAGAAAGACGAGGAGAAGAATTAAATAAAAATGGTTACAACTGTGATACCTTTTTTCCGTTAACATTTATTATTCCAGAATACGCTAAGAATCCTAATTTAAATGCTCAAAAAGGTGTTTTATCTTTATGGGAAATTAAATTAGAAAATTTATATAAAGAAGAAAATAAAGATGTAGATAATAAAATAAAAAAGCTAATTCCAATAAATACAATCCCATTAGATAAGCAATTATTTGAATTTATTAAGGAAAATTTTATGGCATTTAATGAGTTTATTAGGATACAACAACAGGATTATCCTGATAATTATGATATTTCAAAGTTATTTTTGTTAAAAAGATATGATTTTTCTAGCAAAGATTGTGATAAAATTATGGAATATTTAAGTTTTCACGGCGTAGATGCAAGTTCTATTTTCCCTGGCTATAGTGGTGTTGTTGAAAAAATGAAAATGGCATATAAGTATTACATACCGTTTTAATTAACATATGATAATAAAAGCTGTTTTATAAACGAAATAATTAAATATAACTTAAGCCACTGTTAAATTTACAGTGGCTTTTTTAGTACAGAAATTAGGAGTGAGGAGGAATGGCATATGATGAAAAGATAAAGAAAAAGGTTCAAAATTTGTATGAAAAAGGTTCTACTTTTAAGACAATTTTGGAGCAGTATAAAATACCTGCTAAGACCGTTAGGCAATGGGCTTCTAAGTATAAATGGGAACGTGAAAAAGGTTCAAAAAAAAGTACTGAAACAAAACAACTTAGAATTAATAAAGGTGGAGCACCTGAGAAAAATACTAATGCTATAAAGCACGGTTTATTTTCAAAATACTTGCCAGCGGAAACATTAGAGCTTGTTGGTAATATTGAGATGATGTCGCCACTAGATATTTTATGGGAAAATATTTGCCTTAAATATGCAGCAATTATTCGTTCACAGCAAATCATGTATGTTAAAGATACTAATGATGCAACTAAAAGAATAACAGTAGACGGTTCAGAAACAACTGTTTATCAATACAAAGAAGCCTATGAAAAACAGGCTTCTTTTTTAATGGCTCAATCACGAGCTATGGGAACTCTTATGAACCTAATTAAACAGTATGAAGAAATGTGCAATGGTAAATTGGCTACAGAAGAACAAAGACTTCGAATTGAAAAACTCAAGAAAGAAATAGCAAAAGATGATAGTCAAGAAACATTGATGGAAGATGATGGCTTTACCAAAGCCATAGAAAATGCAACTAAAGAGGTATGGCGAGATGATTAAAAAAATAAAAAATATTATCAAGCCTGTTATAAAATTTAATACTTTTAGTAGAAAACAGTTGCAGATACTTACATGGTGGGAAAAGGAAAGTCCATATAGTAAATATAACGGTATTATATGTGATGGTTCTATTCGTGCGGGCAAAACTGTACCAATGGCAATATCTTTTGTTTTATGGGCAATGAAATATTTTGACGCCCAAAATTTCGCAATGTGTGGAAAAACGGTTGGTAGTTTTAAGCGAAATGTGTGGAAATGGCTTAAGCCAGTATTAATACTTCGAGGATTTGCGATCGAAGAAGATAGGACAAGTAATTTGATATATATCCAAAAAGGTTATGTAGTGAATTATTTTTATATCTTTGGCGGGCGTGATGAGTCTAGTCAAGATTTAATACAGGGTATTACTTTAGCAGGTCTGTTATTAGATGAAGTAGCACTTATGCCAGAAAGTTTTGTTAATCAAGCTACTGGTCGTTGTTCAATTTTAGGTGCCAAATTATGGTTTAATTGTAATCCAGAAAGTCCTGTACATTATTTTTATACAGATTGGATACAGAAAGCTAAAGAGAAAAAATTTCTTCATATACACTTTATGATGGAAGATAATCCTTCATTATCACAAGAAGTGATACAGTCTTATAAAAGCAGATATGCAGGAGTATTTTTTCAGCGTTTTATTTTAGGATTATGGGTAATGGCACAAGGTGCTATTTATAAAGATTGTTTTGATGATGATAATTTATTTGGTGATGAATTAATAGATTATATAAGTCGAAATATATTCAGAATGAAACGTTATATATTTATTGATTATGGTACAGTAAATCCTATGGTTTTCTTAGATGTATATGATGATAATGAAAAATTATATGTGGTGAACGAGTATTACTACGACAGTAAAAAAACTGGTATTGAAAAAACAGACCTTGAATATGGAGAGGATTTATTAAAATTTGTAGGCGATAAAAGTATAACACCTGCTTATGTAGTAATTGACCCTTCGGCTGCTAGTTTTAAAGTTTTGCTTCGTAAAAAAGGATTAAGAGGAAAAGTAGCAGAGGATACTATAAATGCAGATAATAAAGTATTAGAAGGTATTCGCCATGTATCATCTTTACTTAAAAAGAAAATACTATCGTTTCATAAAGATAATTGCAAAAATACTATAAATGAAATGAAGTCTTATGTATGGGATGACAAAGCTTTGAAAAATCAAGCAAAAGAGAAACCCTTAAAAATAGCAGACCATGGACCAGACGCAGTACGTTATGGTTGCTTCACTCTTATAAATCCAAGGAGGTATAATAATGCGTCGTAATAAAAATAAAAAAATGATACGTGCCAAAGCAACGGACGCATTTCAAAATATGTTGGCACGTATGGGAGCTTTTACTCCTAGTTTACTAGAAAGTACAAATTATCCACTTACTAGGCTTACAAGAAACTTAAATTTGATGAATTCTTTATATCGTAGTCATTGGCTAATAAGAAAAATTATTGATGTTATTCCGCAGGATATGACCAAAAATTGGATAAAGATTACATCTAATTTAACATCAGAAGCAATAACAGAATTAAAGTCTGTAGAACGTAAAACAAGTATTATAAAAAAGATAACACAGGGTTTACGTTGGGGCAGATTATATGGCGGTGCTTTAGGTATAATGTTAATAAAGGGGCAAGGAGAAGATTTAAGCAAGCCTTTAGATTTGGATAGTATATTGCCTGGAGATTTCAAGGGGATACTTATCCTTGATAGATGGAATGGTTGTTATCCGGGTACTAGTTTGGTAACAGATATATCGGATTCAGAACATGGATTACCAGAATATTATTATGTAACGGATCCGGAAACTAATATAAATATCGATATTCATCACAGCCGTGTTATTCGATTTACTGGAGATGAGTTGCCTTATTGGGAATGGTTAGCCGAGCAATATTGGGGAGCTTCAGTAATAGAATCAATTTTTGATGAATTAAAAAAGCGTGATAATGTTAGTTGGAATATAGCTAATTTAACATTTTTAGCTAATTTAAGAGTACTTAAAATGAGTGATTTAGGTCAGCTTTTATCAACTACAGATGTTAATAGCCAAAGAGAGTTATATGATACAGTACAATCTCAAAATTGGTTGATGAATAATTTTAGTATGCAAATACTGGATAAAGAAGATGATTTTAGTACTCATCAATATACATTTAGTGGATTAAGTGATGTTTATCAACAATTCATAATGGATATAAGTGGTGCTGCTGGAATTCCCGTTACTAGATTATTTGGTCGTTCTCCCGCTGGATTAAATGCCACAGGGGAAAGTGATTTGCAAAACTATTATGATATGATAGAAGAAAAACAAGAAAGTACATTGCGACCAATAGTAGAAAAGTTGTTACCAATAATAGCTATGAGTACATGGGGAGTTATTCCTGATGATTTAGATTTTAGATTTAATCCAGTACAACGAGCAACAGAAGAAAAACTTGCGGATATCGTTGCTAAGAAGTCAACTGCTATTCGAGAAGCTAGAGATAGTGGAATTATTTCAGATAGAATAGCACTTAAAGAATATAAACAAATGAGTGATACTACAGGTATGTGGACAAATATTACCGATGAAGATATAGATAAGGCAAGTAATGAAATTGATATACCTGTAGAAACAGATTTTGGATTAGAACCTAATATTAATGGTGGTTTAAGTAATGAAGTACAACAAATGGAAAATGAAAAGGACAATTGAAAAAGCTTATGCTAATGCTATAAAAAAGCTAATACAAGGACTACAAGATGAATTAAAAAATCTTGATAGTCCTTTTTTAATTACAAGCACAATAAAGTCCTTAGCTAGACAGCCTACATTTATAAAAAAAGCGGAAGCGTTGGCTAAAGGAATGGTTACTCAACTTTTTTCCGACAACGTAAAATCTTGGAGACAAGCTGCTAATAAAGGTAGTCAAGGTAAGATGATATATAAAGAATTACAAAAAGGATTAACTGGACAAATAAGAGTTACTTTTAATGAATTGATAAACCAAAATGCAAATTATATATCATCTTTACCTTTGGATATTGCCAAATATGTCGATAGGCGAATAGCAAAAGGGGTGTTAGAAGGAAAACGTGCTACAGATATACGAGATGAAATTCTTAGGTATTATCCACATATAAGTGAAACTAGGGCACAATTAATAGCAAGAACAGAAACAAGCAAAGCTCAAACTGCATTAACAAGAGTAAGAGCTCAAGCTATAGGTCTTAATTGGTATGTATGGCGAACTAGTGAAGATAGTAGAGTGAGAAAAAGTCACTCTCATATGGAAGGAGTACTTATCAACTTTAACTATCCTCCTAGTCCTGAAAGATTAATAAACAAAAAATCCTATGGAAATTATAATGCCGGAGATATATTTAATTGCAGATGCTATCCAGAACCTTTAACAGACATTAATGATATTAAATTTCCGCATAAAGTTTATTATGGTGGAACTATTCGTAATATGACTAAAAATCAATTTTTAAAAATAATGTGAGGTGGTGAGAAAATGAAATGATATCTTATTATGGCTCTAAAATATCCGATAATTTAACTAAAACTCCAGAAGGTTTTTTAATTTGTCATAATGTACCAATTGCTAGAACTGGACAACAACTATATTTAGGCAGTGAAACTCCTTTTAAAGAATTGCCTAGCAATGATACTGTAAAAATAGTGAGACACCCAGAAGAAGTATTTTCCAAAGCTACCCTTGCTTCTTTTGAAGGAAAACCTGTAACGGATGACCACCCGCTAGAAGATGTTACTCCACAAAATAGTAGAACATACTTAAAAGGTATTTGTAGAGATGTAAGAAGAGGCATTGGTGAATATAATGACTGCATTGTTGCTGATTTAATGATTTATGATCCAATGCTAATTGATGAGATAACATCCAAAGAAAAACGAGAGGTGTCTTGCGGATATGATTGTTTTTGGGAGTTAGGGAATGATAATACTATTATTCAAAAACAAATAAGAGGTAATCATATCGCTATCGTAAAAAATGGTAGGGCTGGGCATAGGGTAGCTGTTAGAGATAGTAAACCAGAAATTAAGAATAAAGTTAATAAGGGAGGCAAAAAAATGAGTTTAAAAGCTATAAAAAATAAAATGTTTGCCATGTTTGCGAGAGATGAAAATTCTACACCAGAAGAAATTGCAGAAGCAAGCAAGCTTTTACATGATGAAAAAACAGAAATGAAGCCAGAAGAAAATGTAAAAGATGAAGGTCCATCTGTTAGTGAGCTTATGGCAGAAATAAAATCTTTAAAAGAAACAATGCAGGCTATTATGCAGGCAGAAAAACGTGAACCTGAACATAAAGAAGATGAAATTTCTACTTTAGATGAATTGGAAAATCAACTTATTGGTACAAATGATGAAAGTGTAACAGAGCAAGAAGAAGCAGTTACCGTAGAACCAGAAGAAATCAACGATGAAGAAAGCATGATTAATAAACCTGCATGTGATACTCTTGCAAATTTAAAAGTTTTAAAGCCTATCGTTGCAAGTATTAAAGATAAAGATACTAGAAAAAAAGCTATTGATAGTTTAGCAAATCTTGTTCGTGGAAATGTACAAGATAACCAATATGCTACTGTGCTAAAAGCTAGTAGAAAAGCACAAGATAATAATAATACAGTTAAAAATGAAGATTTAGGGAAAATGTGGGCTAAAAAATATAATCCACAATATAAGGGAGGTAAATAATATGGCAGGTTATGCAATTGGAAAATCCATGAATTTAGGTTTCCCAGGAACTTATGCACGCACACCAGATGATGTAATTATGTCTAGAGCAGTGAAGGAAGATAGCAAGGCTATTCCTTTTGGAGCTCCTGTTATTTTAAATAGTGATAATACTTATTCTGTGGGTGATGCTACGCTTACAGCAGATAATTTTGCTGGTGTAGCAGTAAGAATTGTACAGCAAGCTGTGCAGTATTTAGCACAAAACAGTGGAGCATATCAACCAACTCAACCTTGTTCTGTTATTCAGCGTGGTAATGTAATGGTTACTTGTAATGTTGGTACACCTACAGCAGGCGGAAAGGTTTATGTTAGAACAGCAGGAGAAGATAGCGGAAGTGGAAAAATAATCGGTGGATTTGAGGCTACAGATGATAGTGGTAATGTAGTGGAATTGCCTAATGTTTGTTGGGCAACTGGAAAAATTGATGCTAATAAGGTCGCTGAAATTTGTATTAAAACTAGAAATAATCCATAAGGGAGGAATAATTTAATGTCTACACCAATTATTATTAATCCAGCAAATACCATGAAAAATGCTGGTAATTTAGCTAATTTTGCAATGAAACAAGGTGGCGGACTTTATGGCGGAGCATATGATGCTGCAACTGCTTCAGGTATGGCTTACCTTGTGGGTGAACTTGAAAAAGTAGACCCTAAAATTCGTGAACCATTAACAGCTGTTACATGGCAACGTGATATAGTTGCCGAGACAGGCGGTGGCTGGGTAGAATACACTAGCACTTTTGATGTAAATTATGGTATTTCTGCTCCTAATGGTGGTGGTATTCAAGGTGGTAGTTCCACAGCTATTCCTGCTGTACAGGTAGATATTGGCAAAAATCAATATCCTGTACACACATGGATGAATGTATTAAAAGTGCCACTTGTAGACCAAAATAAACTCCAACAAATTGGAAGAAATTTAGAAGATTTATTAGATAGAGGTTTGCGATTAAACTATCAAAAAGCTGTAGACCAGAATGTCTATGTAGGTTATGACGAATATAAAACAACTGGTATTATCAATAATCCTAATGTTGTAACTGCATTGGTTGCAGAAGGTGCACAATCAGATACAACATGGAAAAAGAAAACACCAGATGAAATTTTAAATGATATTAATACAGCTTTAACTGAAGCTTGGACTGCTGCTGAATATGATATGCGAGGAATGCCTAATCAAATTTTAATACCTCCACAACAATACGCGTATTTAGTAAGTCAGAAAGTTAGTGAAGCAGGTAATGTTTCTATTTTACAGTTTTTATTAGAGAATAATATTGGTAAAAATCAAGGTATTGATGTTCAGATTTATCCTTGTCGTTGGTGTATTGGTTCAGGTCAATCTAAAAAAGATCGTATGATGGTTTATGTAAATGATAAAGATGCGTTGTATTTTGATATGACAGTACCACTAACTCGTGCATTAACACAACCAAGTGTAACAGATGCAGCTTATTTAACATTATATGCTTCTCAATTTGGTGTTCCTAAATTCTTATTTTATCAACCAGTTCGTTATTATGATGGTATTTAATAGGAGGATATTATGCGTATTTTAACTAAAAAAAGATATCAATTTGGTCATGGTGATACTAAGGTAATAACTACGGGTAACTATGCAATTGAAGATGTTCCTGATTGGGTAGAAAAGGATCCATTATTTAAATTAGCAAAGGAAGATGGAGATATTGAGGTATTAGAAGCAAAAATTCAATCTTCATCTGTGAAAGTAGAAGCTGAAGATAAATCTAAAGAAGTAAAAACTGATGTAAAAGCAAAAAAATCTAAAGAGGAGTGATGACCTATGGTTATCACTTCTGCTTCTAATATAAAATGTGGGGATAATCCTGCATACACATTGGATAATTTTTTTAAATTTTATCCGCAATTTAAGGATATAATACCAGATGTAGTAGCAAATTCTTTTTTAGAGTTAGCCAATAATAATTTGCAGTATAGAAGATATCATGGGCAATGGGAGTTTTGTATGAGTTTATTTATAGCTCATTTTTTAACTTTATATCTTGAGTCTATGAGCGATAGTGATACGCCTTCTGCTGATGAAGTTATATCTTCTGCGACAGTTCGTGGAATAATTACAAGTGAGTCTGTTAGTGGTGTATCTTATTCACAAGATGTATCTACAATAACTAATGATTTAGATGGTTGGGCTCAGTGGAAACTTACTAAATATGGGGTTCAATTTGCATCTATTGCTAAACTCATGGGTAAAGGTGGTATGTTGGTATGGTAAACATGATAAAAGTAAAACATAAAAGTAATTTAAGTGCTTTAAAGAAAAGTATAGAATTACTTGGAAAAAGTCGTGTTTATGTAGGTATACCAGCAGAAAATGCAAGTAGAGATAATGGAAATGACATAAATAATGCTGAACTATTGTATATTCAAACTCACGGTGTAAGAAAAAAATCTATGCGTGAAGAAATGCAATTAGCATTAAATGAAGGTAAAGCATATTCTAAAGCTTATGAAATGTACATTAAATCTCATGGTTCACCATTGTGGCATGTACCACCAAGACCTGTTATTGAACCAGTAATAAATGATAATAAAAAAGAAATAGCTAAAAGATTGATAACTGCTTATGGCAAGGCTATGGAAAATATTTATGCTGGTGATAGTATGCAGACAGCTATGCAACATTTAGAAGTAGTAGGTATGTATGCACAAAATATTGTTAGAGCATGGTTCACAAATCCTAATAATGGTTGGGAACAAAATTCGCCTTTAACTGTTTCTAAAAAAGGAAGTTCTAATCCACTTATTGATACTGGCGAAATGCGAAAATCTATAACTTATGTGGTGAAATCAGATGAGTAGAGTAAATGTAAAACGAGTTATAGTATCACCTAAATTCAGACAAGTATATACTGTTACTAGAACAAAAGGACATTATGAAAAAGGTAAATTTATATTAGATGAGCCTATTAAATTTGATATATCTGGTGTTATAACAGTAGCTAGTGCTAAAGAAGTAAATATGATACCAGAAGGCGATAGAATAAATGGAGCTATGGTATTTTATAGTTTAGTACCTTTACACACTACTACAAATAATCCAAATGCTATATCTGATATCATTGAATGGCAAAATAATAAATATAAAATAATGCAGGTTAATCCATGGATTGATTATGGATATTATCAAGCGATAGCTGTTCGCATGGAGGGCTATTGATATGATTACAACCTTAGATGAACTAGAAGATATATTATGGGAAGAGTTAATGTCTATTTTAGGATATGAAATAGATAATCCTGCATGGTCTATTAATCCGCCGGTTAGAAGAAGTTGGCAACAACAAGGACAACCAGGTTGGAGCATTAATGATGATATTTTATTTTTTAAAATATTTGATGAATCAGGTCAAGATATAACTATTCCTGTAGATACTATTATTAATAATGATTTAGCGGAAGATATCCAAATTAGTAAAGGACAAACGAGAGTTTTAAGAGTAAATCTTATAGCTTATGGTCCTAATTCATATGATAATCTCATTAATATAAGAAATTACTTTCATGCTAATAGAAGTGAAATTTTAAAAGAAAATAAAATCTATCTAATACCAAGCTCTGATGTTCCTTTAAGAATGCCAGAGCTTTTTTTACAACAGTGGTGGGAAAGGGCAGATTTAAATTTAAGATTTAACTGTCTTATGACATACACTACACAAATTAATGAAATTAAGACTGTTCCACTTAATGTATATGGTAATGCTAGTGGAGAAACAGTGATTGAAAATCATAGAGAAATAACGAAAGGGGATTAATCTATGGCAACAACAAAATCCTTAAGTCTTACCCCTATTGTAGATGTACAAATAACATTAGGTGCTGTTTCTGCTCCTAGGAATAGCTTTAATTTAGGTCTTATTATTGGTAGTTCTACGAAAACTGAACCTTTAAATGAGACAGTAATTCCGACAGCAGAACGTATTCGTATTTATACAGATTTAGATGATATGTTATCTGATGGATATACAACAGATAGCCCAGAATATAAAGCGGCTGTATTAATGAAATCTGCAACTCCATTGGCACCTAATCGTATCGCTATTGGGTGTTGGGATAAAGCAAATGATGAGGAAGCAGTTGATGCTGTTCGTGCTTGTCGTATTGCTAATGCAGAATGGTATGCTTTTACAGTTTGTGGTGCTACTAAGGATGATATAAAAGCGATAGCTCAATATACAGAAACAGCAGAACCAAGTAGTACTTACTTTTATACAGTAGCTACAGAAGATGTATTATCTAGTTCTGGTAATAGCACTGACATATTTATTTTCTTAAAAGATAAAAATTATCGTCGTTCATTTGGTCAATATTGTGGACAAGAAGATACACCAGATGCCGTAGCAGCAACTATGGGCTATGCTATGGGTAATAATACTAGTCTTGCTAATAGTGCCTATACTTTAGCTTATAAATCACTACCAGGAGTAACTACTGACGATTTAACTAATACACAAGTTGAATATATAAAAGGTAATTATGGCAATGTTTATATAAATCGTGGCTATTATTATGATGTATTAGAGCAAGGAACTATGGCAGATGCAACAAGATTTGATGAAATTTTAAATCTTGATATGTTAAGTAATAATATTCAGTTGAATATTATGGATTTACTGTATCAATCTACTAAAGTTCCACAAACAGATGCTGGTGTGACTAGCATAATGAATGCTACTGCGGTTGCTTGTGATCAAGCTGTTAAGATTGGTTTTATCGCTCCTGGTAAATGGAATGGTTCAGCAATTTTAAATTTAAAAACTGGAGATACTTTACCAGATGGATATCTTATTCAAGCAGAGTCAGTTAATGACCAATCACAAGCAGATAGAGATGCACGTAAATCACCACCAATTTATGTATCTGCAAAACTTGCAGGGGCTATTGAACATGTAACTATTGGTGTTACTGTTAATAGATAGGAGGTTATTTAATGGCTTTATCAACATATTCTTTTTTAGATTTATCAGGTTCTATCTCTCATCCTACAATTGGTTCATATTTATTTACTGGTGAAGGTGTTGGAGATATAAATATATCCATGAGTACAGACCGTTCAGCTCATGATGTTGCATCTGATGGTTCTGTAATGGTAAGTAAAATAGCTGGCAATAATGGTACTATAACTATTACAGCACAACAAACTAGTCCTTTACATTTTTGGCTTCTCGATTGGTATAATACCCTTTGGAGTTTGCCAACTAGTGAATGGGCTACAACATCAATGTTATTAAGAAATACATCTACTGGTGGAAGCCATACAATAAAAGGGATATCACCACAAAAGGTGGGAGATACACCATATCAACAACAAGGTCAAAGGATTACATGGACCTTAATGGCGGCAGATATTCAACATAATTCTAAATAAGCTACATCTATTATGATGTAGCTTTTTATTTTAAGGAGTAAATTATGATTAATAAAACAAAAATAATTGAATTAAATGGATATAAATTTAAAATTAAAAAATTAAACGCTTTTACAGCATCTTATATAGCTGTGCAGATAGGTTTTTCTTTAGCAGGTGGTTTAATTAATGCAGGTAATACAAATAAAGTAGATATGTTACAAAAAGCAATAAGTGGCATTGATAAAGATAAGTTTATTGAAATACAGAAAGATTGTTTATCTGCTGTAGAAATCCTAAATAATATAAATGGTTCAGAAATGCCTGAAGCTTTAATATTAAATAATGGTAGTTTAAGCCATAAAGAATTAGAAAATGATTTTATGACAATTATATTATTAACGATTGAAGTGGTAATGTTTAATGTTGAGGGTTTTTTCGGAGAAAAAGGCTTGCAGAGCTTGACGAACTCCCTGCAAACCAATTCCAAACAGTAAAAGCAGATACATTAAATGAATTCCTTTATAGACCTGTTCTTGCAGGTTTATGGAAACAGCATGAGCTTTGGGACGGTACTTATGATTTAGATGATTTGATTGCTATACATGAAATGCTAGATATAAAAGCAGTTAATGATTATAGAGCTAGTATCGTAAATAATAATAGTCAGTGAGGTGAAACCATGGCAAATACTAATGTAATTGAAGAATATTTGGTATCTCTAGGTGCAATAGTTAATAATGCACAGTTTAGCGAATTTAACAATACACTTAATAAAGCTAAATCTGCTGTAACTAAATTAAGTGATAGTGCTATGGATACCACCACATCACTTGGCAAAATGGTAACAGGTTTGAGTGCTGTTGCTTCTGCTATAACTGCTGTCGGTTTTGCCACAGCTAAAACTATAAAATCTGTAGCGGATGCAGACATGAAATATCAAGTACTAGCTAAAGATATATGGACCACAAAGGAAAATGCTAAAAGTCTACAATTAGCATTGGATACAATGGGGGCAAAACTTGAAGATGTTGCATGGATTCCAGAATTAAGAGAACAATTCTTGCGTCTTAGATCAGAAATGCAAGAACTTCAAACTCCAGCAGATGCAAATAATCAACTAAAGTATATTCGTTCAATTGGCTATGAATGGCAATCTTTTATGCTTAAGATAAAGATGTTAAAAGAATGGGTAGCTTATTATTTAATAAAGTATTTAGCAGGGCCTATTGAAAGAGTTCGTCAGGGATTAAAAGATATAAATGAAAATTTAAAAATGAATATGCCAAGCTGGGGTAACAAAATAGCTAAAGCATTAACAATAGTAGTCAATTTAGGTATGAACCTTGCACGTTTTGGTAAAACTGCTATAGATACCATTTCTAGATTTTTTGATATGTTACCAGAAGGAGCACAAAAGGTTATTAAGTTTATATCTGTTATTGGCTTAGCTATGAAGTTAAACCCATTTATGGCGGCAATGACAGCTTTAATTCTTCTTATAGATGATTTTTATGCTTACATCGACGGCAGAAAATCTGCTAGGACTTTAGCCCCAGTATGGAAAAAATTACTTAAAATTTGGGATAATTTACAAGTTTATTTTGAAAAAGGTGAGAATTATTTACAGATAATTATTTCTTTGCTAAATACGGAAGCTTTACCCACATTAACTAATTGGTGGTCTACTTTTAAACAGATTATGGAAAATTTAGCTGAAATATTTTTCCGTATATTGGAGATATTAAAATATATGTTCCAAGATTTTGATGTAATCGGATTATTTATGCTTATGGGAGATAGTGTATCTAGTTTAGTTGATGGTGTTCTTGATTTAGTAGAAGCCATAGTGGAACTTATCGCTAAATTATTTGGTTTAAGTGTAAAAGGTAAGGAAGTTTGGTGGGCTTTTGGTAAAGGTATAGAAAATACTTTAAGACTAATGACAAGACTTGTAAGATTAACGGGTGATTTATTTAGTGCATTAGCTAAAGCTGCAAGAGGTGATTTTAAAGGTGCTTTCAAACAAGTAATTCGTGCTTTTGGTAATTTTGGCGAAGGTATTCTTGATGATGTAACTAAAGGAAAAGTAGGAGATGCCTCTGATGATGCAAGAAGTGAAAGAGCTCAATATATAATGCGTCGCCTTATAAATGGTGGTCTTACACCAGTTCAAGCTGCTGGTATTGTTGGTAATTGGATACAGGAATCAAGTTTGAATCCAGAAACTGTAAATGGTATAGGAGCTTCTGGTATTGGTCAATGGTTAGGAAGTAGGCGTGAAAATTTAATAACTTTTGCGTCTAATCGAGGTAAAGATTGGACGGATTTAGATACTCAAATTGATTTTGCACTTTGGGAGATGAATGAAGGTGGAGAATTTTTTAATATAGATGGAGCTAGGGATGATTTTTATTCTACAGATAGCCCGTCTAAAGCTGCTGTAGCTTTCAGAAAAGGATATGAACGTCCTGGAAAAAGTGAAGCTAATGATTCTAATAGAATTAATAAAGCTGAAACAGCTTTTGATGAATGGAATAAAACAAATCCTAGTAGCAATTATGATTATACAGATGCTAATAAATCTAGTGGACCAGTACATCTAAATAATAATAAATTAGAAGTAGATGACTTCTACACACCACCAAAAGAAGATTATAGTCAATACTTTGAAAAGACTGGATTTAGTGGTTTTTTAGGTCAAGGAACTTATGCACATAGTTTAATAGGTGGTAGCGGTATGCCGATAATGACAACAGCTAATAATTATAATGGTTCAAGTGTCAATATAGGTCAGATAAATGTTACAGCACCAAATGGAACAGAGCCAATGACAGCAAAAGATGTAGCAGGAGCTGTTAAAAAGGTAATACCAGATGTAAATATTGGTGGTATTGGTAATAATGCACGAGATATTAGAAGTATTAGTGGGGTGATAGTATGAGTTTATTTTCTACAGGCTCTATTAATACTTTATCCGCATTATGGCAATTAGGAAAAATAACTGTAGATAGAGCAAATGGTGGTACAGGTTTTTTCTCAAAAGGATATCGACCTAAAGAATGGAATGTCGCTGGCGGTGTAAGTGATGTAATAACCAATGGTAATATTGGGGATATAACAAATTTATTAGGAACAGATTTTTCTTTAGGTAGTTTAATAGGTTCATATATATCAGGAGATTTTAATTTTGATGTAACAAAAATAGGAGGCTCAAACAGCGAATTAGTATTAGTTAAAACTAATATTGGAGGCTTCTTTTTTGATGCCGTACTAAATGAACAACATGATAGTGAGCTTACTATAACACAACACCCAGTACAAACCGGAGCTAATATAGCTGATCACAGTTTTTTAAATCCGTCTACTTTAACTATGGAAATAGGTATGAGTGATGCTATGGCAACAATGTTAGAAGGTCAATTTACGGAGTATTATACAAAATCGGTATCTGCTTATGAAAAGTTAAGAGAATTGCAAGCTTTAAGATTACCGCTAGCAGTTCACACTAGATTGCATCATTATGATAATATGCTGATACAAAATATTACAGCACCAGATAATTATAGGACACAATATGGTTTACGGTGTACAGTAACGTTACAAGAAATTTTTGTAGTAAATGTGGCTACAGGTACAGTATCAACTCGAAACTGGGCATCTAGTGGTACTACAAATAGAGGTGAAGTTCAACCGCAAGCAACCGAACAAGCTGGAAGTGCCCTGTATGAAATGGGGGCTTGATTATGTTATATACAATACCATTAACAAATATAGCTAACCAAATGCTTAGTTTTAAAATAAATATAAACAAAACTAATATACACATAAAACTTTTTTTGCGTTATTTAGAGGAATATAATCACTGGACGGTTGATATAAGTAATGCAGAAACGGGTGAAATGTTAATAGCAAATTTACCTCTTGTTCCAGGAAGTGGATTAGCAAGTAATATATTAGCTCAATACGAATATTTAAATATTGGAGAAGCTTATATTGTAAAATCTGGTGAAACTCAGCTTGAATATCCAGATAATGAAACGTTAGGTTCAACTTTTTTATTGCTGTGGGGTGTATTAGATGAGTAATTTTTTATACCTTAGAAAATATCGTATAGTTGTTGCTTCCTCTACCGCTGAAATTGACAATACACAACCAACAAAAGGAAATGAGAAAAGCGATACGTCTAATGAAAATAAAGAATATGCATTAGATGTATCGCTTTTGCATTGTGTTTTCAGAGTTCGCAGAGGTATGGATTTTAATAATCATGCTGAAGTTAAAATTTATAATTTGAACAAAGATACCGAAGAAAAAATAATAAAAGAAGGAGACAGGCTTATTATTTCTGCTGGATATGAAGGTTATTTGAATACAATAAATTTAAATCCAGAAGATACTAAAAAGGCTGTAGGTTCTAATTTTGTAAGTAAAAAAGATAGTAAAAATAAAACGAAAGAGGATAATAATCCTCAGCAAATACAAGAAAGTCAGCCAAAACAATATGGAAAAATATTTGATGGTCAGATTGTACAAGCTGTTAGAAGTAAAGAGAATAATACAGATTATGTGCTTACTTTAGTATGTATAGATGGGGATACTTTTTTAAATATGAACTTTATATCACTTAGTTGTGTTCGCGGTCAAAATCCTCGAAATGTAATAGATACTGTAGTATCTAAGGCAGAGAAGCCAACACAAGTAAATAGAGTATCACCTACAATAAGTGGGCAAACATTACCAAGAGGAAAAGTTTATTTTGGTAGACCAAAAGATATTCTTACAGATGTGGCACGGGGTAATAATGCTAATGTTTGGATAAATGATGGTCAGGTAAATGTTACAAAAATTACAGATACTTACACAGATGAAGCTTTAATATTAACTCCTAAGAATGGATTAATTGGATATCCACAACAAATACAATATGGCGTTTCATTTAGGTGTTTATTAAATCCTAAAATAAATGTATTATCTATGGTTCAGTTAAAAAATACAGAAATAAACGGTATGCAATTACAGATGAATATGCCAGGAAAAAGTCAACCACAGACACTACAATTAGATGAAGAAAATATGTATCAAGCTTATGAAGTTGAACATACTGGAGATACTAGAGGCAATGATTGGTATACAACAGTTAATGCTTATAGTAGATATGGAAAAGATGTAGTTCCTGCAATGATGAAAGGAATTGGCTCTAATCCAAACAGTGTATAAGAGGTGAAACAATGATTACATTACAAGAAATGATGAATGGTACACCTGCAAAAGATGAATTACTGCAACGTAATACATCTACAAAAATAAGAGTTGCTGTTCCTGGAATAATAAAAGAATTTAACTCATTAGAACAAACAGTTATAGTTCAACCGGCAATAAGAGAGTTAGTAAATATTAATGGTCAACAGCAATGGCTTGATTTGCCGTTACTTTTAGATGTTCCTATAGTATTACCACGTGCTGGTGGTTTTGTTGTTACAATGCCAATAAAAAGTGGAGATGAATGCCTTGTTATTTTTGCAGATAGTTGTATAGACGCATGGTGGCAATCTGGAGGGACACAAAATCAAATAGAAATTAGGCAACATGATTTATCCGACGCATTTGCTATTTTAGGTTGTTGGAGTCAGCCAAATGTTATAAGTGGATATAGTACTAATGCTATGCAGTTAAGAAATGTAAGTGGAAGTAGTGCAATAACTATTTCGGATAGCGGTATAGATATATCTACATCTAGTATAACTCTTAACGGAATAACAACAATTGAAGGTATTAGATTTATGGGACATAAACACAGTGGAGTACAATCTGGCGGAAGTACGACAGGAGGGGTAAGTGGGTGAAATATAGACGACTTGATATAAATGGAGATTATACACTTGGTAGAAATCGTCAAAGCTTTTAACGGATATAGACGCTGTAGCACAAGCAATAAAAACACGACTTCTTTTATTGTATGGCGAATGGTGGGAAGATTTAACAGATGGATTGCCATTGTGGCAAAGAATGATAGGTAGCGTAGGCAGTGATGAAAATAAACAGGTGCTAGATTTAATTGTTAAAGAAAGAATAAACGGAACAACTAATGTAAATAGTGTAGTGAATTTTATATCCGAAATAAAAGACAGAAAATACACTTTTACTTGTTTAGTTATTACCGATTACGGAAATCTTACAGTAAGTATTTAAGGAGGGATAAAATGGCATATTTTGCACCGTACATTGATGAGGCTGGTTTACATATCCCTACTTATCAAGATATAAAAGATGATTTAGTAGCTGAAGCAAAAAATATTTTTGGTGATGATATATATCTTGAAAATGATAGTATGGATTATGAATATATATCTGCTGTAGCTTTAAAAATGTATGATACTTTAAATAGCATTGTATATGCGTATAATAGCCGTTCCCCAGTTACTGCTATAGGTTCTGGATTAGATACAGTTGTTAAAATAAATGGTTTAAAGCGAAAATCTGCTAGTTATTCCACTTGTGTAGTTACTTTAACAGGAACACCACAAACAGTTATTAAAAGTGGTGTAGTGCAAGATATTTCCGGCAATAATTGGAATTTACCTAGCAATATAACTATTCCAGAAGAAGGAGAAATTAAAGTATCTGCTATTTGTACAGTATTAGGTTCAATATCTGCTTTAGTTGGAGATATAAATAAAATAGCTACTCCACAATTGGGTTGGACAAGTGTTACCAATAAGGTAAAAGCAGTTGAAGGTCAACCCATAGAGACGGACGCTGAACTTAAAGAACGACAAGCAGTAAGCGTAGCTATTCCATCACAGACATTATTAGAAGGAACTGTTGCTGGTATTTTATCTGTTGAAGGAGTAACAAGATTGCGTGTATATGAAAATGATACGAATTTATCTACAGCTTCTGGCGGTGAAAATCCATATTCTTTGCCACCACACAGTATAACGGCTGTTGTAGAAGGTGGAAGCGATGAAGATATTGCAGAACAAATATACTTACGTAAGGGTATTGGTGGATATACTAATGGGACTATAGAAGTGGCTATTTTAAATAGATATGATATAAACTCATTCATAAAATTCTATAGACCAACCTATATTGATATAGATGTTACTGTAAATATAAAAAATATGTAGGATATAGCAATTCAATAACAGATAAAATACGAAATAATATATATGAATATTTAAATAACTTACGTATAGGAGATAATTTGTCTGTTTCCCTATTATGGAATGCTGCTTTAGTTGCGAATACAGATTTAACATCTCCTATTTTTAGTGTAGTAAGTCTTACTGCTGGCAGGCACGGACAACAACAAAATACGATTGATATAGAAATGAATTTTAATGAAGTTGTACAAGGAAATATGGATAATATAAAAATTGTTGCAAATTAGGAGACGGGAAATGGATACTTTATATTATTTGAATTTAATACCTTCGGAATACCGTTTAAAACCTAACTTTATACAATGGCTTAATAAAGCAATAACTTTATATCAAGATAATAATGCATGTGCTATAGATATTATAAAAGCATTTGATTTGGACACTGCTACAGGTAATCAACTAGATATAATAGGTATAATATTGGGTAGAAGTAGGCAACTATATTTTCAATCACCGGATAATTTTTCAGCCATACTTGATGATAATGCTTACAGAACATTGTTAAGAGCAAAAATAGTGTGGAACCAATGGAAAGGGTCCATACCTGAATTATATACTTTATGGGATATAGTTTTACCTGAAAATGAGTTAATTGTTTTAGATAATCAGGATATGACAATGGACGTATTTATATCTGGCAAATTAACAGACATAGAAAAACAATTAATAAGACATAATTTAATAATTCCTAAACCTCAAAGTGTACGAATAAATTATGTAATAGTAGAAGATGAAGGCGGTTTGCCTATATTTGCATACAGATATAATACTACAAGGTTAGCTGGTTATACTGCACATTGGGTTTTTGATAGCTACAAATTTACAAATAAAAAAATTTTTGGATATGGCGAAGAAACCAATGACATAGCAGGATATTCCAATGGACAATGGATGTATAACATGTAAAAAGGAGTGTTAATGATGGCAAGAACTAATATACAGGTATTTAATGCAGGATATCAAAACATAATGGATGATGACAATTATAATGTGAATGTGCAACGAACAAGAGGTGTAACTGCGGGCATTGCAGACCCGTTATTACACAATAAATTATATAGACAGACTTCAATAATGGCTAAAGCATTGGCAGATTATATAGTAAGTCAAGGTCAAGATTGTCTGGATACAGATTTAACGAATATAACCAACGCTCTTACTACCGCGCTAGAAACACATACAAAGAAAAACAAGAATATTTTAGTAACTGAAACGAATGTCGCTGCGAACACTGTCGACTGGAATACATTGACTGAAAGCCGTACCTACAAGATAACTGGAGCGACATTTGCCGCAGACAAGCACCAGCCGGTGGGGGCAATCGGTACAGGTGAGTTGGTAGTGCTGAAAAACGGAGATGACACCATTGCACAGGTATATTATGCTAATTCCGTCGCCTACGATAAAGCAGGTGCATACCATCGTATTAATATAGGTGGAACGTGGACAGATTGGGTATATAACATAACAAACAAAGGCGGTAGTGTAACTGGCAATTTTGATATAAATGGGAAGTTAACTGTTGACACTATTGAAGTGTCTGACAGCTTAACTATAGGCGGTGCGCCTCCTTTGGGGCAGGACGCTATAGATAAAATACAGGCACAAATTATCGCGCCTAGCCAAGTGTTATACGTTGACCAGAAAAATGGTAATGATAACAATGATGGTACAACACAAGCAACAGCAGTAAGGACATTAGATAAAGCTGTAAGTTTAATAACAAAAAATATACCTACGCTCACTATAAAGCTAACAACATATACCGAACCTGAAAACCAAATTTATAATACGTTTAATATAAGTAAACCTATAGACAATAATAATCTAAAAGTTGATACTTTTAAATTAATGGGAACATGGGAAACTTATAGAACAGAACATATCGTAGCTAAAATAATTGTTCCTTATGGTAAAATAGAAACAGGTATTTATGATTATAGTGTAGAACCAGCGGAACAATATTATCAATGGGGACGTTTTTTTATAGAAAAAGCTAATACTATTTATCTACAAAGTGTATTATTTGAATTTAGCGACGACACTATAGATAGTGAAAAATATAGAAATAGCATTGTTTATGGGTTAAAAAAATCTTTTCAAATAAGAGACTTGTATGGAAACACAATGACATTAAAAAATAATTGCTCTATTATTAATGTTTACGGTCAAACCAATATTGATATTATTAATTTTGATGCAGACAATGCTACAGTCACTGGAACATCTTTGATAATAGATGATAGTAATTCTAAAAGATATAAAACAGACCCTAAAACAAATCCTGACGCTGAATATGTTTCTGGTGGTACTGTTGGAGGATTAATAACAAAATATATTAATAATAGTGTTAATTTTACTGGTAATACACTGGGTAGTACAAAAGGATTACCTTCTAAAACAAAAGCAATTTACACACAAGGCTTTGACTAAGTTATCGCTCACGATTGCTTTGCTGGTTAATTGTTTATGGTTTTGTTAAATATTTATACAAAATAGAATTAGTAGGTATTTCTGGTGAAACTCCACCATTATTATTTATTACTGTTTCTGGTATTCGTGAACCTGTTAAAAAAGAGATAGTAAAATTCCTACTATCGGAGCGTAGGTTTGTAATATCTCCTCCTATGTTAGGGTCACTTGAGGCACTTTTGGTATCTTTTATTGCCATATACTTAAAAACATTAGTTGTATCTTTTTGAAAATTAATATTTGCTTCTTTACCGTTTCCTTCTGTGGGCTTCCAAAGTGAATAATCATCAATGTTTACGGAACATCCTTCCATAATAAGTTCGTCACATACAAATAAAAATTTTGCTTCGTTATCTGATTTTTTTCTTGCACCTAGAGTTATATTTATTCTATTCAAATATACGGTTACATTATTATTTTGTCCAAACGTGGTAGTATTTACAAGCAAGTTTCCCCAAAAATATCTTACAGGGTCTCCAGTAGAACTCCAATCATCTGTACATTGTGCCTTGCCATAATCTACTATCAAATTAGCAAAAGTATTATTATCTTGGTTATCTACCCACGCTCGTATGTTTAATTGTTTTATTTGTGTTTGTCTAAACAAATCTATTACTTTCATATTAAATTCATTACTTTTTTTACCCCTACAATCTAAATATATATCTATTGTAGGTATTTGCTTATTAATTTTAGTTATAGCGTAATCTGCTGTTTTATAAGGTTTTCCACTACTTCCGTCTCCTGTTTCATCTGAACCATTTGGGCTAATATAAATAAGTTGGTTAGGTGCGATAATCTGGTCCTGCACTTTCTGTAAATCATCTCCTGTAACAGGAGTACCACCTGCAACGGTAAAATTGTTTTTAATATCCAGACTATCAACGGTCAGCTTCCCATTTATATCATTTTAGGAAGTAACCACCTTGAAAGGAGGTGATAAAATGGGAAAGATATTAATAATATTAACCATATGTATAGCATGTATGGGGTCTATATGTTCGGCTAATCCTATTCATGACTTACAAGATGAAATACCGACAGACAAAGCCCTTCATTTTGCAGCAGGATATATTATTTCGGACCAGCTTCAGCGTAATGTAGGTTGCAGTACGTTTGAAGCTTTTTTAATTACAAGCGGTATTGCATGGGCAAAAGAGAAATATATTGATGATAATGTAGATAATAATGACGCTTATGCTACTATGACAGGAAGTCTATTTTATCAAATAAAATTTTAAATTAATGAGGTGGTGATATGTATGAGCAAATTATAAATTTTATTAGTTCGTTAATTCCTACTAAATTAGAAACGTATGTTGGAGGAGGTGTTGCCTTTGTGGGAGTTTTGTTGCAGCACTTTATAGGGCAATGGAATAATCAAATAGAAATATTGTTAATTTTTATGATTATTGATTATATTACTGGTTTAAGTGCTTCATATATAATGTCTAATGTTTACTTAGATAGTAGGAAAGGCTTCAAAGGTATTATCAAGAAAATAGTTATTCTTTGTTTAGTAATATTAGCACATCAGATGGATGTGTTAATTGGGCAGGACGCATTGATAAAAAATGTTGTCTTGCTCTTTTTTATTGGAAATGAAGGCTTAAGTATTTTAGAAAATGCTAGTAATTGTGGTTTGCCAGTTCCAAAAAAACTAAAAGATACTTTGGCTCAATTCACAGAAATAAAAGCAAAAAAATAACGTATTCAAATTAAAAGGAGTATATTTTAATGGAGAGAGTTTACTTAAAAGATTTAGGGCTACAATATAATTATTCAGAATTAGAAAATAGAAATAAAACGGATATGATTGTTATTCATCATACAGGAAATCAAACAGATGATGATTTATCTGCTAAAGAAATTAATGCTAGTCATCAAGCTCAAGGTTGGACCTGTATAGGTTATCATTATGTAATTCGTAAAGATGGAACAATAGAAATTGGTCGACCACATTGGACAATAGGAGCACATGCTTATGGTGAAAATTCTCATACAATTGGTATTCATGTATGTGGAAATCTTGAAATTGGAGAGCCAACATCAAAACAAATTGAAAGTTTAGCTATGCTTCTTGCTAATATTTGTACAGATTATGGATTACCAATTGATACTGCACATGTAGTAGGACATAGAGATTTAATGGCAACTGCTTGTCCTGGGTATAATCTTTATAAAATTTTTCAAACAATTAGAGGTAAAGCAGTATTTTATCAACATCAATAGCATATATAATAGGAAGGAATTTGCACAAAATGAAAAATTTAATAAAAATAGTATTAGGTATTTTTATAAAATCAAAGATTGAACAACGTAAACAAGAAATAAAAGCTAAGTTAGAAAAAGAAATCTCTATAACTACTAGTGAATGGGTAAAAGCTCGAAATACAGCTTATCTTGCTATTATAGATGGAGCAGATGATAAAGTATTAAATGAAATTGAAAAAGTTATAGATAAAATCTAACAAAAGAGTTATAATTAAATAACATTTTCTTTTATTGCTAAAAGCCCCTATTACCTAGATCTTTTCTAAGTAATAGGGGCTTTTTGTTGTTATAGGGAAATACAACATTTGTTAAAGTTAAATCAAATATGAAGTGAATCGAATATTCAAATACAATTATTGTTAATATTAAATTTAATAAAATTAATTTTTATGGTTTTTATTATACTGTTAAAGAAGTTGATATACAAGGAGTTTAGTTATTTATTAACAGTAATAATAGATTTTGAGGTACCATTTTGGTACCATTTTTATTATGAAGTACCATAAATAGTAACAAAAATAAAAAAATATAAATAATA